GGTATGGAAGCTTCAACTGCTGGGACGGCTCTAAGAAATATGTTTTTAAAATTAGCTGATCCTACCGGAGATTTAGCTACGGCTTTAGGTAGAAATATAACCTCAGTTGAGGAGTTAATCCCAGCTATGCAAGAGTTAGATAGAAAAGGTATAGATGTTGCTGGAATGTTAGAGATAACTGATAAAAGAAGTGTAACTGCTTTTGCTTCTATGTTAAAGGGTAGTAAACAATTAGGAGAGCTTAATAAAGTAATGAAAGAAAGTCAGGGATTAACAAAGAAATTTGCTGACGCGATGAGAGATAGTTTAAAGGGTAATATTGACGCAACTAAATCGGCAGCTGAGGGGTTAGTAATTGAGTTAGTAGATGGTTTAGAACCAATCATAAATATGCTTCTATATGTATTCCAAGAGTTTTTAGGAGTTATGAGAAGTTTAGTTCCGGTTATACTTTCAGTAACAGCCGGATTTGCCGGTTATAGTGCAGTACTTGCCGTTAATAAAACAAGAGTTTTAGCTTCTCAATTAGCTATTAAGCTATTAGGAACTTCAACAGTTACTACTACAGGTTTTATAAACTTAGCTAAAACCGCTATGACGGCTTTTAATACCGTTGTAAAAGCTAATCCTATAGGTTTATTAGTAGCTGGACTTGCTACAGCTGTAACTTTATTTAGTCAATTTAGTGATGGAGCAGATGAAGCCGGAGATGAGTTAGAAAGCTTAAACAATCAAAGAGATAGATTTAATGAAATAGATCAACAAGCTAATAATAATTTAGCTACTCAATTAGCTGAAGTTCAAAGTTTAATTAGTGTAATTGGAGATCATACTAAAAGTTTAAAAGAACGAAACAAAGCTCTTAATGCCTTAAATGATATCCACCCTACTACGATCTCAAATATGCAAGACGAAAAGAGATTAGCTGGAGAGTTAGAGCAAGCTTATGAGGATATAGCTAAAGCTATGGAAGCAGAGATATTAATGTCAGCAGCTAAAGAGAAAGTAAAAGATTTATTAATAGAGCAAAGGCAAATCCAAGATACTATTAAAACAGGACAACAAGAACAGTTAAAATTACAACTAAAAATATTAGGGGTTCAAAATGAGATAAGTGATGAGGGGATTATAATAGGTAATGTTTGGGATCAACAAACAGGGCAGTTATTAGAGAATGCAAATGCTTTAGAATATGTAGCTAATAATTGGGACGAAACCTTAGATAAAACAATGGAAGCTGTAGGTATGTATGATGATACGGCTGCTGAACATAATCAAAATGTTACTAATGAGATATTACTAAATGCTCAACTTAATGAAAGTGAGCAAAAGGTACTTGATATAAAAGAGCAAGTAGTTAAAATTTTAAAAGAAGCTACAGATGAGAGTAATACTTTAACCGAAGCTCTTACAAATCAGGATACTAAAGTAAAGGATACAAGAACAGCTTACGAAAAATTACAAGACGCAGTTTCAACGGCTACTAAAAATCTAAAAGAAGCTATAGCTACTAATGGAGATGTAGGGAAAGCTACTACTGAATTAATAACAGCTAAAGATAAGTTAGCTGTAGTAGATACTAAAGTAGCTGATATTATAAAGAAAAACGATGATAAAAATAAAGAGAATACTACCGGTTTAGAAAAACAAATAGAAACCCTACAAGAGAAAATAGTTTTAGATCAGAAACAATTAACAGCTTTAGAAAAGTTAGAGAAAGCTGAAGCAGATATAGCTAAAGAGAGAATAGAGCAAGCTATTAAAGTAGCTGAAGCTCAATTAGAAATGGCTCTATTAGTTGCTCAAAGTTCAACTGACTCAACCGATGAGCAGGTAAATAATATAAATAGATTGAAAAACGAGATAGCTGGATTTAATGCTGAGTTAAATAAATTGAGTGATGAGAATAGTGAGAAACGCCCGTCAGGTTGGTTAAATAGTAATCTATTTGGAACCGGAGGAGAGGACGGAGCAGGAGGAGAGGGTTTTACCGGAGCTGATATGATTGATAGTATCTCTACTACTTTAGGAGCTGTTATGGATTTAATGGCTGGTTATAATGAATTGCAAAACGCACAATCAGAAGCTCGGATACAAACTATGGAGCAAGATAAACAAACTGAGATTGATAACTTTAAAAAATCAGCTGAGTTCCAAGTTATGACTGAGGAGCAAAGAACAGATAAGATTGAGGATATAGAGAAAAAACATGATGAGAAAATATTAGCAGAAAAAATAGCTATGTTTGATAAAAATCAAAAGTTTTTAAAAGCTCAGGCGGTTATGGCTGGAGCTATGGCTATTATGCAGATTTGGAGTTCATCTGGGACAGGTAATGTTATTGCAGATACTATCTTAAAAAGTATATTAACGGCTGCTATGATTGGTTTAACAAGTATGCAAATAGCTACTATTAATGCACAACAACCCCCAACAGCTGAAGTAGGAGGTATTGAGGGAGAAACTTTTGCAGATGGTGGAATGGTTCACGGGCGATCTCATGCTCAGGGAGGAGAAAAGTTTAGAGTAGGAGGTAGAGTAGTAGAGTTAGAGGGAGGAGAAGCTGTTATTAATAAACGATCTACTGCAATGTTTCGTCCTCAACTTTCAGCTATGAATGTAGCTGGAGGAGGTAGAAAGTTTGCAGATGGAGGTATGACTTTTGCTACTGATATATTACAAGATCAGAGTTTAGCTATGAGTAATGCTTTAACTAATCAAGCCGAGCAACAGGTAGTAATGGTTGAAGCTGATGTAACCGATAGCCAGAAATCCGTAGAAAATATAGAAGCTCAAGCTTCATTTTAATAATTAAAAAATATAAAAAGATGATAAAATTAATATGTAAATTTATAGGTTTAATAACTTTTAACAAAGTTTGTTTTGGGTATTGTGATATTAAAAATTGTAAGAAAAAATAATAATGGAGGAGGTTTTAAAATTAATAGAGGGTTATGGTTTGCCTTTGGTTTTGTTAATTGGAGCTTTATATGCCTTATATAAATTTTTCTTTTTTTCTATTCACGAAGTTAAAAACACGTTCTCAAAACACCACGAAAAGAACGCAGAAAATATGCAAGAATTGAAAGAAAAAATTAACATTATTTTGGAATTTATTAAGAAAAAATAATTTAACATAATATTTATTATATAAAAAAAACTTTTATTTTTCTTATCAAGGGATTTAATCGTATCGTAATAAAAGAAATTTTTAGTATTAGGATAAGCCAAATAGGGTAAAGTTCCTTAAACGGCTTAAAAACAAGCTTAAAATGAAAATAACAGAAACTAAAGAAACACAACAAAAAAGGTTAAATATTTGTAAAAATTGCGAACATAGAAGTAATAAATTTTTAGCTATTTTTAATGCAGATAGCTGTTCAATTTGTAAATGCAATTTAAAAGCTAAAACCAAAATGAGTAAAGATTGGGGAGGTAAATGTCCAGTCGGAAAATGGTAAAATTAACTTTTAATTGTTTAAAATTATTTTAATATGGTGTTGCCTATTACAAAGTTTGATATTAAGTTTGTAAAAAAAACTATTGGAAACATGCACGAAAAAAGATTAGCTGAACGATTTTCTATTGATGATAGAAATGATGTTGATATTATTTTAAATAGAATAAGAAAGGACGCAAGAGGGAGGTATATGTATAACCGAAGCGACGCAATGGAACTACTAATATATTTTAGACGATATATTGATCCTGATGTTCCGGATAATATTTTTGGTTGTGGAGGTTGTGCTACTAAAATAATTACTCAGATGTTCAAAATTCAAAACGAATGGCTAAACCCAACTCCATAAAATTTATAGAGGATTTTAAAGAGTTAGTATGGGTAGAGGTTACTACTCGCTTTGGAGAGTTTGCAACCCCTAAAGATGTTATTTATCACTTATCCGAAAAAGGATTAATAGAACCTACAAGATTAAGAAACTATTTAATATTAAAAGATTTTGATAAATTCTTAGTTAAAAATGGTGGGCATGTTACTCACACCTTTATGGATTTATCTATTAAATATAATCTCTCAGATAGACAAGTTCAGGGAATTGTTTATAAATACCGATCTAAATTTTCTAAAGAAGCTAATATTAAAAAAGGTAAAAGAGTATATACTTTTAAGCATACTCTTTAAAACTTTCTTTCGTTTATCATAATTTTTTTTTATGTTTGCATAGTGTAAACCAAAAAACTAAAACTATGTTTAATTATGATTGGACTTTAAAAGAAGCTAATTTCACTAAAGATAAAGGTAAAGTATTTAGTTGCTTTGCTTGTGGGGGTGGCTCAACAATGGGCTATAAATTAGCTGGATTTGATGTTATTGGAATAAATGAGATTGATCCTAAAATGGCTGAGATATATAAAACTAATCATAATCCTAAACATGCCTTTATTGAACCTATACAAGATTTTGTTTGTAGAGACGAATATCCTAAAGAGTTATATAACTTAGATATATTAGATGGCTCTCCTCCATGTTCAAGCTTTAGCTTTGCTGGGGCAAGAGAAAGAGATTGGGGTAAAAAGAAAAAATTTAGAGAGGGACAAGCTGAACAGGTTTTAGATAGTTTGTTTTTTGATTTTATAGAGTTAGCTTGGAAGCTACAACCTAAAGTAGTTATAGCTGAAAATGTTAAAGGATTATTATTAGGTAATGCTAAAGAATATGTAAAGAGAATATATGAGGACTTTGATAAAGCTGGTTATTATTGCCAACACTGGTTATTAGATAGTCAATATATGGGAGTTCCCCAAAGGAGAGAAAGAGTTTTTTTTATTTGTATAAGAAAAGATTTAGCTACCCCTTTTTTAACTCAAATGAATTTATTTGATGTTTTGCCTAAATTAGATTTAGAGTTTAAAGATAAACCGATCTTATATAAAGAGATCGTAGATGAGAACGATAAAACAGAAGCTCCAACAACAGCTGAAACTTATAAGCTATATAATGCAGTAAAAAGAGGGAGGTTTCTAAGAGAAGCCCACCCTAAAGGATATTTTTTTCAAGAGAGGAGGTTAAGCTGGGATATGGTTTGCTCTACTATAATAGCTGGTAGTAGTGGAGATTTCCACCCTGATATCTATAGGAGATTGAATAAATCAGAATTATTAAAAGCAAGTAGCTTCCCTAAAGATTATAACTTTTTAAAAACAGGGCATAAATATGTTATGGGCATGTCCGTTCCACCTATAATGGTAGCCCGTATAGTTACTGAGGTTTATAACCAGTGGCTATCTAAAATAAATTAAATTCCTTTTTTTTCGATATTAAAAATATTACCTAAATTATTTTTGCAGTTGATAAAAGAATATCTATGCAAAATTGGTACGATATAAAAAACAATTCAGTAGAAAGTGCTGATATATTTATATATAGTGAGGTAGGAGGTTATGATGTTAACGCTCAAAAATTTATTGAGGAGTTAAAAGATTTAAAAGACAAAAATCTTAATATCCATATAAATTCTTTAGGAGGTTCTGTTTTCGATGGAATGGCTATTTATAATGCTTTAAAAAATCATAAAAAGAAAGTAACGACAAAAGTAGAGGGGATAGCTGCTTCTATAGCTTCAGTTATTGCAATGGCTGGAGATACTATAGAAATGGCTGAGAACTCTTTATTTATGATCCATAACCCTTTTACTATGGCTGGAGGTGACGCAAGTGAGCTTAGAAAAACAGCTGATATTTTAGATAAGATCAGAGATGAGATAGCTAATATATATGCTTCAAAATCTGAGCAAGATGTAGAAACTTTAATAGGTTTAATGAATGTAGAAACTTGGTTTAATGCAAATGAAACTATAGATAGTGGTTTTGCTAATGAAATAACCAAAGCTGTAAAAGTGGAAAATAGTTATGATCTTGGTAAATTTAAGAATATAACTGAGGATAAAGTAAATCAAATAATTAATAATAGTAATTTAAAAACTGAAAAAATGGCAAAAGTAGAAAACACTGAGCTAAAGGAGGAAAACACTAAAACTCTTTTAGAGAAAATCAAATCTTTAATTGTTAATGAACCAATTAAGAACGACCATGAGGAAGGGCATGAGGGAGATGAAAGCGAAGCTGAGGAAACCGATTGGGCTAAAACTTATGAGGAGATGAAAGATCGAGTAGAGAACTTAGAGGACGCAGTTCACAAAATCGAGGAGCAATTAGGAATGAAAGAGGAGGAGTTAAATCAAGCTAAAGGAGAGTTAGAAACAGCTAATAATGAAGTTGAGAACTTAAATAAAGAAATCAATAAAATTAAAGCTGAGGGAACTTCTTTAACTAAAGAGAATGATCCAGCAATCGTAGAAAATAAAGCTGTAGACGTTAATATGGCTTTCTTTAATGCAATGGCTAATAGTATCAAAAAAAGAGCTTAATAATTAATAATCAATAATAATAAAAATCAAGAAAAATGGCAAATGTAGCAACAAGTAATATCGGAGCAGCTTATTCGGGAGCGCAATTTTCTGAGTTATTCTTAGAACCGATTTTTAGAGATAGTGATATCTTTCAATTTAGAGTAATACCGAATGTTAAACACAAAATGAACCTTTATACAGCTGACGCGTTATCGTGTATAGTTGCAAAATATACAGGTTGTGGAGGTGATGAGAGTGGAAGCTTCCATGTAAATGATAAAGTAATCGAAGCTGGTAGATTAAGAGTAGCGGTTTCAGAATGTCAAGACGCGTTTTTTGGAACTTATATAGAGGAGAGTTTTAAAAATGGAGTTAATGTATTCGATCTTACAGGAACAGCTTTAATGGATACGATCTTAGCTAATGTTAGACAATCAATCGGTAATGATATTACTAAATTAGCTTGGTGGGGTGATACAGCTGAAGCTGGTGCAAGTGCTGCTTGTTATAATCCAACAGATGGTTGGTGGAAGCTTTTACAAGCTGACGCAACTGTTGACGGAAATAAAGTAACTATCCCAAACTCTGGAGCTTTCACAACAGGAGACGCAATTACTGCTCTTAGAAGCTTATGGACACAAGCTCCGGCTGCTTTACAAGCTGTTGAAAATAGAGATAAGGGTATCTATGTAAGTAGAGAAATTTATGACGATTACTTAACTTCTTTAGAGAACTTAGGTAATGCTGAGGGTTGGTCAACGTTAGTAGATGGTCGTCCGGTTGTTTACTTTAGAGGAGTTGAAGTTCACCCAATGTATTCTTGGACTACAGCTGCTACTCAAGTAGGTACGGCTGATGATGTTAGAGCTGTTTATACTGCAAAAGATAATTTAGTAGTTGGAACTGACACTAATGATCCAAGTGGAGAAATGAAAATGTTTTATGATGATTTAACTGAAAAGGTATACGTTAGAGCTTATTTTAAATTAGGGTTCCAATTCTTACATGACAGTTTAGTAGTTATCGGATACTAATTATTAACCTTTAAAAATTAAATAAAATGGCAGGAATTACAAGAGGACACAACGTTATTTGTTGCGATAGAAATAGACGTGGTGGAATAAAAAAAATATGGTTAGCAAATACTGATGATATCGCAAGTTGGACAGTAGGTTCGGCTCATGACTATACGGCTGTAACTATGAATGGAGGAGCTGTATTCTATGTTTGGGAATTTGATAGAGGGACAGCTGGTTTCACAAGTTCAGCTACTCGTGAGAATGGTTCTACACTTATGGACGTTTCTTTAGAGTTCTATATCCCTAAAATTACTGGAGTAGTAAATGAGGATTTAATGATGTTAGCTACAAGTTGTGGTATAACAGCTATTATTGAAACTTATGCTGATGATTGTGCCGATCCAGCAGTTACTTACCTATTTGTATTAGGTTGGGACGAGATTTTTGAAGAAACTGCATATATGGAGTTCACTTCAGGAGAGCAGGGTACAGGAACAGGATTACAAACTGCAAACGGAACTACTATTACTTTAACTACACAACAAGGAGAGTATCCAAGAGAATACTCAGGAACTCAAGCGTCTATACCTGTATAATAGAAGCTGAGTAGTTGATTTTTTTAGTGATAGGTTATTAACATTAAATTGGTGGCAGTTTACGGATTGCCACCTTTTTTAGTTTTGAATAAATATTATATTTGTAATATAAAAAACAATTTTACTATGTATAAATTAAATAAAAAAATAGCTAACTCTAAGTCGTTTCGTTGGGGTATTCCTTTAACAAAATATATAACTTTAGGAATAACACAAAAAACTCTAAAATCTTTATATGATAAAGGTTGTGAGTATGTTTCTAAAGATGAAAAACCTACTAAAACGAAATCAAATGCCAAGAGTAAAGCGAAATCAGACGAGTAAAAACTTAAAGAAAGCTGGAGATAAATTAGGTTTTGCAAAGTTTGATGTTATAAATTTAACCGTACCTCAATCTGTAGAGGAGGTAACAAATAGTCAAGGAATAAAAACTCCTTACGTTCCTTTTGGAGCTAATAATCTCTTTCCTGAGTATTTAGCAGAAGTAACCAGAAAATCTCCTACTCATAGAGCTATATTAGGTCAGAAAAAAATCTTATCTGTAGGTAAAGAGTTTCAAGCAGAAAATGAGTTATTAATGAGCTATGTAGATCAGGTTAATCCTAATGAAAGTTTAAGGGATATCTATGGTAAAATCATGGCTGATTATTATACTTTTGGTAATGCTTATATAGAGATAGTTACTTATGATGGAGGGGTAAATTTATATCATGTAGACGCAACGTTTTGCAGATTATCTAAAGATATGAAGCAAGTTTATATCCACCCAGATTGGAAAAATTACCAATCTACTAAAAAAGATACTGTTATTCTCGATATGTATCCTAAATTTAGAGGTAATAGAGCTATTATTCATATTAAAGATTATGAACCTACTTTCTCTTATTATGGTTTACCTGATTTTATAGCTGCTCTTAAATGGTTAAATATTGACCACCTTTTACAATCTTATAACAATACTAAATTTGAACAAAATTTTATGCCAAGTGCAATAGTTGAGATCAATGGAGATATGGGTCAAGACGAAGCTGAGGAGTTAGTTAAAGAAGCTCAAAAGAAATGGACTGGAGAGGGTAATAACTCTAAGATTTTATTTTTAGTTAAAAATGGAGATACTTCTCCAGCTAATATTACTATGTTACAGGATACAGCTGATGGCTCTTTTATGGATTTACAAAGATTAACCTCTCAAAATATAATAACAGCTCACAGGTGGCAACCGGCTATGAGTGGGATTATTAATGTAAATAAATTAAACTCTACCGGTAATGAAATTAGAGTAGCTTGGGAGATGGTAATGGGTACTATAATAAAAGATGTTGAGGGATTAATCCTAAGAAAAATTAGAGAGGTAATTGATAGATATATGCCTTTTAGTGCAGATGATCTTGAGATCGTATATGAGCCACCGGTTAGCTATTTAGCTGATATAGAAGCTTCAACAATATTAACTCTAAATGAGCAAAGAGTTATGTTAGGTTTCGACCCTTTAGATGAGGGAGGAGATATTTTATTAACCAAATCAACACCTAAATAATATGGCTGTAACTGAAAATTATATGGCTGACGCACCTTTTTTAACGGCTGCCGAAGTAGTGAGTTTAGTATTTACTAATCAAAATACTGATACAAGTTTAATTACAAGCGAAATAAGAAAAATATCTGAAATTGCTCATATTATAGAACCTTTAGGGAGAGATTTTTTTATCCATCTTAAAGCTGCTTTTCAAGCTGGTACACAAACAGCTGACGAAACTACTTTAATGGACGATTGGATTAAACCTACTTTAGCTCAATTTACTAAATTTGAACTGATCTTAGAAATTCAAAACCAATCAACAAGCTCGGGTATTGTAGGTAATATCCCTGAGTTTGCTTCTTTAGTTTCGGCTTCTGATCTTAATGTATATAAACAAGATACTTTTAGAAAGGGTAAAGTTTTAAAGGAGCAAATGGTTAAATTTTTAGATCATAATAGTGCTTCTTATCCTGAGTACCAATCAGAAAGTGGATCGGGGATTTTATGTAGTGAGGGAGGTTCTGGGACGGTTAAAACTCACGGAATGATAATATATTAATTATGCCTTTACCTGAACCAAAATTAGACGAGAAAAAAAGCGACTTTATAGGTCGATGTATGGAGGATAGTATAGCTAAGGGAGAGTTCCCTAATGTTTCTCAAAGGATTGCAGTTTGCAATTCTCAATGGGATAGAAAAGATAATAAAAAACAACCAAATAAAACTAAAAAAGATGAGTAATTTACACAAAAATTTAACTAACTCGGAGTTGCATGATCCTAAGGATTTTAGCACGGCTTCAAATAACACTTATTTAACTAAAGATGGATCGGGTAATTTAGTTTGGGCTTCTGACGCCGGAGCTGGAGTTTCAAGTATTGTAGCCGGAACTAATGTAACGATCTCTCCAGCCGGTGGAACCGGAGCAGTTACTATTAATGCTTCAGGAGGAGGGGGAGCTGTTTCAAGTTTAACTACTACCGGAACCTCTGGAGCTTCTACTTTAGCTGGAGGAGTTTTAAATATTCCTGTTTATGCAAATACTAATACTTTTCAAA